TAGTGTTCTTAACTGGTCTACTGATAATTTGTTTAATTCTGAATATGTCATTTTTAAGGTTTTTAAGGTTTATTTATTATTTACAAAATTTTTTACACATAAAGTTATCTTCACTACTTAATGATTGCCACCATTCATAAGAAACTTCATCTTCTTTAAGAGAAATAGGTGTTTCTTTATCTGCAGAACCATCTGCATTCATGGGGTATATAATACCTCTTTCATAATCTAGGTAAGAACCTACTGATTTTAACTCGAACAAACTTTTTTCTTTTATCATTTTAATTGTTTTAAAGGTTTATATCTTTCATTATCTTATTAAGAATGTTACTGAATACCGTCTTCTCTCTTTTTGATTGTTGGTATTTTTTCTTATTGATTATAGAATTTTGTTTCTTAATAACATCATTTAAAGCGGAAATTACATCATTCTTAGTATTACCAATCATACCAACTAACCATTCAGTTCCATCAATCCTCATGGTATCACCTAAGTTTCTTTCCCACTTAGATAACAAATACTGAACTCCATAAAGTTGTGTTTTGCTCTCATTCATTCTTACTAATCCGATGTGTGTTTCTTTTATCATTTTTAAGGGTTTAAGGTTTATTATCTCACTCATTATTACATATGTAATATACGACTTATTATTGGATTAAACAAGTCTTTTCGTGTTTATTTTTAATTATTTAACCACAAATTATACACATAATCATAAGGAGTTTTAAGTATCTCTGAAAGTTTCTCAAATAATCTTTCTCTGATGATACTATCTCCAACACCAATGTATCCATACACATCATTGTTAGTAAATAATTCATTTAACAAACCTGTAAAGTTTGCGTTCTCACTAAGTTCAACTCCCAACTCATCGGTTGGATAATTGTTTAAATAAAATTGTTTAATATTCATATTTTAAGGGTTTAAAGGGTTTAATTATCAATTCCTTATTACATAAGTAATATACGACTTTTTATTGGATTGCGCAAGCTTTTTCGTGTTTATTTTAGATATGTGTCCAAGTTTTTCTCTTTACAATTTCCTCAATGTTCCATGTAGAAACTTTAAAGTTACGAGCAATTACATTACTAGAAAATCCTTTTGAGTAAAGTTCTCTAATTTGTACAACCTGTTCTGTTGTAAGTTTTGACCTTGGATGTGATTCACCTTTTAATCCCATTATCCGTTTTGAGTATCTCTTTCCATACAAGTACTCATATGGTCTGCCCAATGTAGTATATATTGTATGTTAGAACGTAGAGTATTATCTGGATTAAAGGTTTTTAGATATTTGATATTAGCTTCATCATACATACCATCAGTTAATCTGATTCCAAACCACTCGTTACTAGTATGCTTTAATCCATAATCACTTAACGTTAGAAATGTTCTATCTGTTAAATCCATAAATGGTAATTCTGGATTATTAGTGTATATCTTTCCTTGATTTTTAATATGCCATTCAGATTTATTTGGCAAATAATTAAGTACTCCTTTTTTACCAAGTTTACCTAAATCATGATGAAATGCAGCAAATAGTAATTCATCACGAGTGAAATCTATTTTTCCACCCACATCTTCATATAGTTTCATCATTCTGATTGAGTTATTAACTACATTCATAATGTGGTCTATATATCCTCCATCATATGCATTATGATAACCTATGTTACCACTTGCAGGTTGAAGCATTAGATTTGGTCCAAGTTCTTCCATACTGTACATATGTAGTAACTTTTTTAATCTTTCACCTGTAAATAAACTCTCTACTGCTTTAATGAATTTATCGTAATTTTCTTCGAGTTGTTTGTTTGTATACTTTTTCATATAACCTATTTTATGTTTTAAATAAATACTTTTGAACGTTCATCTCTTATTATCGGAATGTTTATTAAACTATAATCCGGATATACTGGATGTTTTTGGTTAAAATCACAGAAAGTATTTAATTTTAATCTAAACGCTTCTGAAACTTGTATATAGTATAAAGGTTCACCACCTTCTAAACTAGTTAACTTTTTACTCTTACTAAAAGCAATTTTAGGTGTTGCTTTTAATTTTACTACTTCTTCATCTCTGTGTACGAACTTAATTTGTGCCATATCTATTTCTATTTTATTTATTTATAAAGTAAATATACGAAATTTATTTGATATAACCTAATTTTTTAGATAAAATTTAGTCAATTCTTTCTATCTCACATGTTATCTCACACATATTTGGAGATATTGGATGTAAAATAGAGAAATTCATTGCTGGTTTTAAACCATTAGATAATCCATAGTTTTTATCTATAAAGTAAACAGTTTCTGTACCATCTGGATTACTTAATTGTTTACTTAATTTTTTTGGAACTTTAGGAATACCAACTATTGGTTTTTCCCTTTCTTCATCTTTCATGAATACTTTTATACTAGCCATAATTTTTTATTATAAATTTTCATTTAAAGCGTTTATATACGCCATTTCGGATTGTACTCCTGTGAATCTTTGTACTTCTTCACCGTTTTTTTCTATTATTACGGTTGGAACAGAACGTACATGATATTTCTGTGCAACTTCATATTGGACTTCTATATCAATATCTTCAAAATTAACATTATTAAACTTAGTTTTAACATTTTCCATTAGGGGAGTTAGTACCTTACACGGTCCACACCATTCTGCGTAGAATTTTTTTACTTGTATCATTTTGTTTTCTCTCTTTTAGTTAATAGTTATTATCCATCACAAGCAACACAATCAGGATCGAGTGCTCGTTGTGCTATATCACCTCTAAGAACTGATTCTGTTCTCATATAATATAACGTTTTAATTCCTTGTTTCCAAGCTTCCATTGTTACTTGATTAATCCACTTAGGTGAAACCACCGATGGAAATGCCAAGTTCAATGAAACTCCTTGGTCAATATACTGCTGTCTTACACCTGCTTGTTTAACCAAATCCATTTGGTTAATTTCTTTAAATGTTCTAAATACATCTTTTACTGGATATGATTTTGTAGAATCTTCTTCAGATACCTCAGCACATAGTACCATTTTATTGTTTAAGTAACACCATTTATCTAATTCTATTAAATCTTGTACTGAACCTAAATCATTTAGTATCTTATCCCATGTATCTTTATTATTGATACCCGCTTTCCTTAGAACTTTTTCTAGTTCATTATTTCTTCTAATGAAAGTACCTTTTGATGTTTGTTCGGTAAATACATTTGCCGCCCATGGTTCAATACCAGGTGAAACGTTACCACTTAATTTAGAGTTGGATACTGTTGGAGCAATTGCTCTTAAGTGAGTATTTCTCATATTAGTTTCTCTACACCATAATGGTTCACCATATTCTTCAGCCATATCTCTACTTGCTCTTTCCGATTCTATCTTTAACTGAGAGAAAATCTTACGAGTTTCAAATTGTGCCTCCATTCCTTCAAATGGAATTCCTCTTTGTTGTAAATAAGTATGCCATCCTAATACACCCAATCCTAATGCTCTACCCTTTTCTGCAGATGCAACTGAATGTTCAAATCCTTTCATATTCTTAGCCTTTTGAATGAATTCCGAAAGAACTCCATCTAAAAATGTAGTTGCTGTATAAACTAAATCAGTATCTTTCCATTCATCGTATTTAGATAAGTTCAATGAAGATAAACAACATACGAATGAATGGTTTTCATCAGTATGTAAAGTAATCTCAGAACATATGTTAGTCATATGTACTTTTAATCCGTTTTTCTTATATGCTTCTGGATTTGCCTTGTTAATATTACCTTTGTACATAATATAAGGTTCACCAGTTGCTTTTCTCTTTTGAAGCAATGCACCCCACTTTCTACGAGCATCCGGATCTCCATCTTGAAGTTTTCTCATAAACTTATCACCTACAACTGCACATTGGTGTAGATTTAGTGATTGTCTATTTACATCTCCTTTTGGTTCTCTTATTTCTAACCACTCTTCAAAATCTTTATGTTCTATATTAAGGTTTACTGATGCAGCTCCTCTTCGTACTGAACCTTGGTTTGTAGCAAGGATTGTAGAATCATATATCTTAGCAAATGGTATTACACCATCAGATGTTCCATTGCCTGTAA